ACTTAATACTAATTAGTAAAGATAAAAATGATTTAAAAGTAGTAAAGATTAATGATTTAAAAACTATAAATATTAAATAATTTCATGATTAAATTAATCTCATTGGCTATGTATCCATTATAAATAGATACACGGCCAATCTAAAAACTTTATAGAAAAATGCGATTAGAAATCCAGCCATAGAAAAACTGCTCTTGGCTTTTATTTCGCTCACAAATCTCGATATAGCGCTGACCTTGCATAATGTTGAGAACTCGAACCAGGACTTTCTCACCCTCTTTGCCACGTTTAGCCAGATATGTTTTAAGAGCACCTAAGGTATTAGAGCCATACACGCCATCCACTTTCAAATCTGCATATCCTGCTTTGCCCTGATTATTCAGTAGGTTCAAAGCACGTTGTAAAAGTGGTTTTGCAAAGTTGATACCACAGTTCACACCAGTGTCTAGAAGCTCTTCAGCCACAGCAGAGCTAAGATTATTCACCTGATCAAATCGCGGTAAAATCCAATAGTTTTTGCGATAAATTGCTTTGGCCACATCAAGAGGCAAATCTTTCATATTACCCTTATAGCCGTTTTCACGTGCTACAGCTTGAGTAATACCGTATTTGGTTGCACCGCCTCGATCTGCTGGGTTATTTACATATCCACCTTCACGTTTAATTAACTCATCAAGATATTGTTCAATATTCATCTCAGTTTCCTTTAGATACAAAAAAACCGCCCGAAGGCGGCATTAGCTGTTTTCAATGTCTTTTCTGGCTTTCTTAAACTCTTTGATCACTTCAACGATCGTTTTACCTTCCTGTTTGTCAATGAAATTAAAGATCCAACGGACTAAAGCCCAACCGGGTAAACCACAAACAAAGAAGAACCCACCAAGTGCAATCATCCCCCATACATCAGTAACCCATTCATGAAGCCCCCACTTCACAATAATGAATGAGCCACCAGCAAGGCTTGAAACAACCGTACAGATCAAACCAACTGCCCACTCTTGTGGTGAGCGTGGCATACGAGTCATTAATACAACTGCTGCAACCAAACCGACTGCTAAAGTCACCATGATTGCAATCCCATATAATTTTAAAAGTGCTGTAAAACCGCTAGTGGAAACTGGTTCCATTAATTTCTCCAGATATTTTTAGACAATAAAAAAGCACCCGAATTGGGTGCTCAAAGTTCTTATAAGGTTTAAAGGGTTTGTAAGATTTTCCCTCCATTCATTAATTTGGTTGTAAGTGGAGCAACTCCCACAATTGCAGGTCCTCCCAGTCCCGGCTGGCCTTCAGCCGTTCCATGGTATTGCCAGTTCCACGTTCCATCATTAGTGGACTTGGTACCACGTTCGCCCCAGTTTCCGCCATCACCTGATAATGGAGATCCATAACGGTCATTTTGGGTTCGGTAACCTTTACCGGGCACTGCAGCTTCAGCATCGGTTACTTTGACAACCATAAAGTCACCATTTAAGTACCAACGCCAGTCTTGTGAATCGTTAGTAATAGGTTGTCCGGTCATAACCCGACCAAAAGGTGCTCCAGCTCCACCGGGAATACCCTGAACTCCATACGATAATCCTGTATAAATACCGCTTGGTGTTGCTCCACCACCTGAGCCGCCTCGAGCCAGAGTTCCACCATCAATAATCAGGTTTAGTTTACTGTGCCGGTTTAATAGACCGGGTGCTCCCTGAAAACCATCACGACGGGTTTTGGTAAAGTTGTAATCCGGATCGGTAGACCATGCACCAAATGCCAAATGTGGCAATCCTCCATCACCACCACGTCCAACAACAGCACCTTTAATAGTCAGATTTACCACCAGATCGGGCGGGAACTCCCCTGTATCTATCGCCGGTAATTCTGAGGCAGCTGGAACGATATACTCTCGTTTTGCAGGACTAGAGTTATAGTCGAATTTATAGACAAATCTGGTTTCCGGTCGATAAGAACTTGAACTTGAAACCAATGCACCTGCTTCAACTACAAAACTGATTTCGCCAGTCGTTGGTAAATCACCTCTTTGCATTTGATATAAACGTGCCAGATTAATATCAAGCTGGTCATATCGAATATAAATCGGTGAATCATCTACCGGCACATCAATAAAGTCCTTGTCATTGAGGTAATAACGTTCATCGTAATTAATTGCAGTAATGGTATTTGAGAACTGGTCAGCAGGTTCTCTTTTTGCAACCAGATAAGGCAATGAGCCTTTGGTATCGTCATTAACCACCGTATAGATAGTATTCACAAAATCATCAGGACTAAGCTTTAAGGCCCCGTTCGGTAAACGGCCTAAAACCACCTTGTTCTTGGCAGATCCAGCGGTAACAGGAATAAGGTCCACTGTGCCATCCCCCATTTGCAGATAGATCACATAGCTCTTGCCTGCAATGAAATCTACATCATGGCTTAAGGTGAGGATTAAACCCTCTTGCTGTACCACTTCCCCGCTTTGATGAATACCATTGCGATAATCTGCTACGGCAATACGGTCACGTAGCACAAGCAATTCAGACTCAGGTGCCGCATCAAAGGTGATGGATTTACGTTGAAACCGAAGCTTGTTCCAGATCCGGTACGCATTGAAATGAGCTTGCCACTTGTTTCGCACCCCAACTGATTTCACTTCTTTAGGGTTTTTGGCTCCTTTATCTGGTAAATAGATATTGATACGGCTATCGTCGGTCGGATCCGTGTATTCATAGATCAGTCCGTCGTAGTCATCCATCACGCCAAAGGTCAGGTCATGCTTGTAACTATCCGGAATGATATTCCTGAAGTTAAACAGCATTACAGAGTTATCGGTTGGCCGTTCAAAATAAAGCTTGAGCTTATTATTTTGACGATATGCAGTGCAAAATACGGCATCACAAAGATTGGTAACCAGCTCTTCAAAAGACAGGTTTGTATCATCAATTGTGGTACAGAACTCAGCCGCTAACGGCGTACCAAAATAATCCATTACATCGTTATATGTGCGATAGATGTTTTCCAGATCAATCTCATCGATCGTACGGCGGCCAATCTTGTCGTCCAGTGCCATTGAGACCAGCGCATCAGCAAAGCTAGACGTTGGATATAGCTCTGTTGTCATTGCCCCGTTTTTATAAGTCGGCAACATTCGCTGGAGATCAAAATTGATCTTGCGGGACTTAACAGATAAAGCTCCAGTGGTTGCATAAGTACGCGCACGAAAAACCGTTTCATGCTCATACACTGTGCTTTGCAAAGGATAAGCACCGTAAAGCGCCTGCCACTTTACTTCATCAACAACTGTTGTAACTGCCGGAGTCGGAGTTAAACGGCGTGCACGGACACTACAACGCCCCTGAAACGTGACCATATCAAGTGTTGCGCCAACGGTCTGACGTGACTTTGCCGAACCTTTCAAAATAATCTGCTTCAGCATCGGATTACCAATCGCTGCACCAGATTCATTTACCGGTGTTACTTCAACTTCAATCGTGACGTTAACAGCGGCCTGATTCCCACCTGAAGAAACGGTATAAAGTCCATTGGTGGCCACAAAATTACACAGCACCCGGCTACGTTCAACATTGTCCAGAATGAATGGACCAATCCATTTTTCACCTATTGAACTGATCTTTGGTGACAAAGCTGCAGTTTGTTGGTTATTTAACTCTTTAAGCTTTAACCAGTTAGCATTAACGGCCGCCGGATTTGATAACGTCATTCAATCATCAGCTACCGATAGAACACTGTAAGTGCCGTTTAAATCATAAGTCTGGCCGTTAAACGTGAATGAAGCATTGGTGATTTCTACGCGGTCATTACTTACAAACTTAGTGGTTAAATCCGTATTGTTTGCAGATGCCCGAAGGATCTCGTTTGGATATGCAAAATGAAGATAATTGGTACCTTCTAAAGATTGTGTATCAGCAGGACGTAAAACTTGGCCATTAACAGAAGTTTGATGCTGAACCGTTAAGGGTGGAGTTGTAATTTCGGTACCAAGCGAGAAATATGGCTCACCCGAGACAATATCGACACCCGGTCGATAGACTTCTACCGATGCACCGGCAATATCGACAATATTGGTTTCACCGTCATAAGCTCCATTGATTTTATAGTGTCCACGACCAATACAGCCCACTACATGCTCAACTTCAACGTTGTTTTCATATACCTTGTAAGGTACTGCGATTAGGTCGGGAGTATTCCACCCAGCTCCATAGTTATCAGCAATACGACCATTCACCCGGATCTTGTTTTCCCGGTTAGAAAGTTCATTGTTTGCTGAAGAAGACTGGTTAGTATTTTGAGTCGTTTGTGCTATTGATGGCGTCGGCATTAAAAATGCGATCGCAATACTAATCACAATCGAAACAATAGCCGCGACCCATTTAGGGTTCTCAACTACGATAAAAGTGCCCGGTAAGAAATCAAGCTGCTTTAAGTCATATGCATTCTTCGGTGTGACTTCATTCGCAAATGAAATTTCGGCATGATCCATATTGCTTGTAGTATGAAAGATACGCACATGTTCAGGCATATGTTCATATTTTGAAGTGAGCCATTGCCCAATGGTTTGAGCCTGTTCAATTGTCTTTTCTTCAGACAAAGCATCTTTTTTATAAATAACTTTAATCATAATAACTGACCCGATTAAACCCCATTCCCATCACGACCTCTTCAGGCAAATAAGTGACTCCGCTTTCCATGAGGTGAAGAATCTTTTGCCCACGAAAAAGCCCCACATGCGGGGGCTTATTTCTTTGTCTGGGATGGAAGACGACTATGCAGCCTTCCTTGGGCATGGGCAGCGGATTTAAAAGTTTTAACCGTGAAGATAAAAAAGTAATTTTGCCCTTAGGCTGCATAAAGAGTTCAAGCGCTTCCGCCCGATCTATACCGTATAGGTCCATTGCAGCTTCATGAACAAAGTGAACACAATTGTAGTGTTCATCGTCATATTGCCTATCGAGCAAATGATCGTGACTTTTCATATAGCCCCCTTCAAGCCACTAAAGCGATCCAGTGCAAAGATATCTCCGGTTTTAGTGGTATTTAATCGCGGCGATTCAGCCTTGAATGTCACAGCCTTATGGTTCATGGCAACACTGGAGAGTTGCAGTCCAAGTAAATAAAACATTGGAGAGTTCAGATTGTCTGAACTGTAAATCCGGTAATTTACGGTTGGCTTTACATCGGGATATTGGCCTTCGATTACCCGTTCAAACTCATCTGGCATCACATCACCTAGACCAGAGATAGAAACGGTTAATGTCTGGTCCAGATCACCCAGCATTCCGGATCTTTGAATAGATGCTGGTAAAAATTCATAATAGACCTGACCGGCTCCTTCCTTATGTTGAACATAGACACCTCGGTCATCATTACGGACTATTCGGTATGTGTTCATAAAAGAAGGATGAGAAAGCTCAATACACTCCAGTTGATAAACATCTACTTTCCGATTGAAAAAGAATTTGGCATATTCGTTATCCATCAGACCTCCCAATCCTTAATCAAAGCTATATCGGCCGTAAGGTTAGACTGGTTTTGAACAACTTCGAGCTGCGCGTTCACACGATATAAGTTGCCGTTGACTTCATTGGTCTTGAACGAGTTTGGAATGAAATTGCATAGATATTGCTGACGTGTTCCCTGATCAATCACCAAATCCGCATAAAATGAGGCTGGCTTGTTCTGGTATACACGCCAGAAGGCCATCATTTTATTGAAATCGGTTTTACTTAAATTCCAGTTCACATCAACAATGTGGCTGTTACGTTTTACATCGATGTAATAGCGACCACGACCGCCATCCATCTGCTGACGTTTCACATCATCACCTGGTGTTACGCCATAGCCGCTGGTCTGAGGATTTAGCTTTAACTTGTACATAACTTTCCTTCAGGTAATAAAAAACCACCCGAAGGTGGTCATAAAAAATTAACTATTCTTTTTTTTGAAAAGAATTTTATGGCTCTCACTTGTTGTTGAGAAGGTAAAACTTACCTCATCATCATTTAATCCATTTTCATCAAAATCATGCAGACTTATGTTTCCCCACATATCTTCATAACACACTGAAAAAACTTTCATATCGTTTTCTTTGTTTTGAAGCAAATAATAACCGAACTTTTCTTTACATAAAGTATTTGAAATTCCAGCTAATAATAATAAATCGGTTATATTATTTGCACTTTCATATCCAATCCACCTATGAATTTTAAATTTTATTTTTGAATAATCGAGCCCATTAATTTTAAGAGAATTAGTAGTTATGTTTACATTAGGTTGCTGCAAAGTTTTTAAAGAAACCTTAACCTCCCCAATTTCAATTTCTGAACTTTCTTCCATGTTCGCATTTTTAATAAAATCTTCAATTGGTAAATAATCTATTAAATATTTTTCCTCAACAATATAAAAATAATAACTTTTATTAGAAGTACATAAGACTGATATAGACGGATTGATATAAAAATTATCATCATTTCTCTTGTAACGTACCAGTTCACTACCTTGGGAATCACTTGAGAAAGAGAATAATACTCTAGGCGCTCTTCCCCCCATTGATTTGAATTTAGAAAACTTTGCAATTGTTGTCTTAAGCTCAGTTGAATTTAAGGTACTTTTTACCTCAAAAACATACTTGACGGCTTCTAAAGGGACAAACGCAAAGTCATCCTTTAAATAAGGCGGTAGTATTTCATCATCATATATAAAAAAGTCTGTCTCATTAGATTGCTCACCCTTAGAGTTTTCAATAATTCCCTTTGATATATTATATTTTTTAGGAATGATCTCTTTTATTAATGAAGAAAGTGCATTCTCATTTAACCCACCTTTCACACCTTGGTGGATAATTTCTTTATTTACTTCAAAATCACTTTTTAACGCATTAACTTTGGCATTAAATTTTTCGGAGATGACAGTCATAGAAAAACTTTTAAAATTCATAAATTAGTTTCAATAAACTACTAACATTTGCATATAAAAACCACCCCAAAAGGTGGTTTACTAAAACAATATTTAGCTAGTTAAATTAATTAAAAATCTATTTAACATTACGAAATGGGTTTAAGTATATTTTCTTTTCCATCTTCAAAAATCTCTTTCACTACGAACTTGCAGTAGGCTCCATCTTGAAATGGTTCAGTCAGTAAAGCTGGATTCACAAAATCTTTGATCTGTTTAAAACGGATCAATTCATAATTTCCATTTCTTTCCAACTGATAGTCCATTTTTACATCACAACTATACATAGTAGTTGACCCAATAACAGAAGTAAGCCTGAAAGTTAACTTCTTATTTGCGGGTACTTTAAACTCAAAAAACTCTTCACCATTATTTAAACTGATTGTGGGTTTAGGCATATTTAATTTTTTGGGCTCATGCATAGAGCCATACTTTGTTAAATTATTTGAAATCTGCTTAGTTATTAGGTTTTTTGAAATTTTTTCACCCTCATTATTTTGATAAGTAATATAGAACTGCACCATGGGTACATTACTTCTATAAACCCTTAAATTCGCTGTATCACCTGCTATTTCATCTTGATACATATTTGTGGATCTTACGAGATTATTTACCGCAGGAATGGCACATCCCGTAAGGCCTAAAAGTGTTGTAGAAATTACAATTATTTTTTTCATGTCTTAACCATCAATTTTAATGCCAACAGACTCTATCACCTTGAAATTTAAATATTATGAAAATGAACCCTCCGAAAAGGGTTCAAATTATTAAGTACGATTTCTTCTCGCTGTCGTATTCTCAGTCAAAGACCGACTAATGGTTGAGTTTGGATTTGCGATTTGATCACTTACAAGCTTAGGTACCGTTCTTGGAAGCTGCTTATCCAGTTCATCTTTAACAATGATCCGGACTGTTTGCTCGTCCAGTTGTTCGGCTTCAACTGTCGCCCCACTCACCTGATTAATCACTTCAATTTTGAAATTGATTGTCGGTGAAGCAGGCTCAATTGAAGGCATAATCTCAGCTTGAGGGCGTGAAGTACGTCCTAAAGTAAAATCCTGAACATCATTCAGATTTGAACGATCCTGAACTAAACCATTGGATGAGAAGTAGACCTTGCCATCATGGAATAAGTCGGAATTTGCCGAAGAAGCTAACTTAGGTATGTCTCTATTACCTTTATAGATAATCTGAGTATCTTGAACCGGTTGATTAAAGATGTCAGCTTGCTTTTGGCTTTCTATAAAGGCATTAGAGCTCATCAATGCACGGCGCATGACACTATCAGTCGAGGCATTGTTATTGAGAAAAGCTTCAGGGTTTGCACTCTTACGCATTTTCTCAACTAAACCAACACCGCCCCATCTTTTAATGTCTTCTTGGGACCATACAATCTCGCCTTTGTGCACAGCTCCAGCAACTTCATATTTCCCACCTCGACCAGTGTAACCACCATCAGCAAAGCCTTGATCTTTGATTGCCCGGATGTTTGCAATGATGCTTGCACCTTGAGCAACCGCCCCAGCAATCAACGGTAAGTTAAGAGGAAAACCAGCTTTTGAAGCTGCTGCGATGTTTTGCTGAATCGCAATACCTGCAGCTGCAATCGCATAAGCTTTATCAGCGGCAAACATGATTTTGTAAGCTTTAGATTGCTCTCCAAACATTGAACCAAACATCGATGTAAGAGAACCCATCATTGACTAACTTAAGGCGATTTTGTAATCCAGTATATGTATCCATCTTTGAAATGGCTGAACCTACTGTTAATAAACCAGCCATGTGTCCAGCTAAAGCTCTGGTGGCTACAGACAAGCTGTCCATAGACTTAGATGCAAATTCACCTTTACGTTCAATGCTAACAAGTTCATTGCCTAGATTACGCGCATTACGTTCAGCATTTTGCGAATCAATAACAATGACCAAACGGGATTCTTGTGCCAT